GGATTCTTCGGTCTGATGTTTTTAATCTTCATGACATTGAAACTAACTGGTTTCATTGATTGGTCATGGTGGTGGGTAACCGCACCTTTATGGGGTGGATTCGCACTAATTTTTATTTTTATCATAATTGTTGTACTAATAAAAGCTCTCGACTAATGAAGTATGTAAGTATCGACATTGAGACATCAGGTTTAAATCCAGATATGAACAATGTCCTGTCTATCGGGGCAATCATCGAGGATACAACTAAGAAATTACCATTTGAACAAATCCCAAAGTTCAATGCGATTGTTCTCCAACACACCATTCAAGGTTCACCGAGAGCAATTACCATGAATAAAGAAATCATTGGGATGATTGGTGATTATCTTGAGGGCGATAATGAAACGAAGAAACGTTTGGAAGAAGAGAGTGGATACATCTTTTGTGATGAAGACAATGTCGTTCAGAAATTCTATGACTTTCTTTGGGTAAATGGTTACATGATGCATGTAGAACGATTAACTCATGTGAGAGTTATTGATGGATTCACTTTCCCTGTCTTTAATGGTAACACTCCACCAATCACGTTAAATGTTGCGGGTAAGAACTTTGGGACATTTGATAAATTGTTCTTGGAAGATTTACCATGGTGGAAGAAACTAATTAGAACTCGTCAAAGAGTTATTGACCCATCTATTTTATTTGTTGATTGGTCAGAAGATAATGCACTCCCCTCACTTATCAAGTGTAAAGAACGTGCAGGCGTTGAAGGAATCGTTACCCACAATGCACTTGAGGATGCGTGGGATGTTGTCGAACTATTAAGAAAGAACTATTAATTCATTTAGAATGTCACGAATCAAAAACTTACAAACAGACTCAGAGAATGTAATCAACATGGTTGAGGTTCTCCAATTATTTATCCCTGAAGGTAAATCAAAGTACGTTGAAACTCTTCTTCGTATTATGAAGAAAACAAAGAATTTAAATGTGTACACCCAAGAGATGAGGGAATCATGGGCAAGAGAATTTGGGATTAAACCTGAAAGTTTAAATTCATTTAATGATGTTCAGTTGTTATTTATGTATCGTTTTATTGATGGTATGTTTAATTATTCCGACTTGAAATCGTTTATTAAATTCTGTGAATATAATGAGAGAGGATTAATTGAGAATAATGATTTATCTCGTTACTCTAATTTCGATGAAATCATGATATCCACAGGTCTTGCTGAGATTAAAGTACTTGAGAAAGATTTAGAAAAACAAATCATCAATCTTCATAGTGATGATGAGTGGGTTGTTATTAAACCATTGACATATATCGCATCTCGCAAGTACGGTTCATCAACTAAGTGGTGTACAACTCAAGAAACCAATCCCGAGTATTTCTTACGTTACGCAGGTAAAGGTATTTTGATTTATACGATGAACAAGAAAACTGGTTTAAAGGTTGCGGCATATAAATCATTAAGAAAGGATGACCCTGAGTTGTCATTTTGGAATCAGATTGATAACAGAATCGATTCAATGGAATCTGCATTACCAACATTCATTTTAGAAATCATTAGAAATGAATTCCAAAATTGTTACACACCTAATCTTGATTTACTAAGCTACCAGGATAAAAAGGCACAACAACAATTGTTAGAAACTATGCAGAATAAGAGTATAGCGATTGGTGAAATGGATATGAGAGAAGAACCGGTGCCAATGATTGAAGATGGACTAATGGAAGAGAGAGCAGAGTTTGAACCCGACATGGAAGTGACTGAATCTCCAAGAGAGATTCTGAATGAACGGTACGTTAACGAAGATATCGGTGCGATGGCAATGCAAACAACTCCAAGGAACCTCTTGGGTAGATGATTATAATTAAAATAGATTTATATAAAAATATTTGAAATATTTTTTGGAATATTCAAATGTTGTTAATATCTTTGTGGTATGAAAACATTAATCATTCATCCAAAAGACGGCTCAACGTCGTTCTTGGACATCGTTTACAACCCAATTCCCAATAAAACATTGGTGACTGGTGGTGTAAGCAAAGAGGATATAAAAGAGTTAATTAAGGAACACGACCGTGTCATGATGATGGGTCACGGAGCACCTGGTGGTTTATTTAGTGTTGGCGCATTTAAAAACTCGGGTGGTTACATTATTGACCACACGATTGTTCCACTTCTTAAAGAGAAAGACAACTCAGTTTTTATTTGGTGTAATGCTGATAAGTTTGTTGATTTTCACGGACTTAAAGGTTTCTACTCGGGCATGTTTATCAGCGAAGTTGGTGAAGCATACTATTGTGGTTTACCCGGTACAAAACAAGCGGTTGTTGACGAATCTAATTTTGGATTCTGTAATATCCTTTCCGAGGTCATCAATGAACCACAGGACAAAGCTTATGAACATGTGATGGAAAAGTACGGACATATTGCCGAGGAAAATCCGGTGGCTCTGTACAACCACAATCGACTTTATTTATCAATCTAAAATGGCACGATACATTATTATTAAGAAAATGATTACGGACAAGCTTCACGCAGATGGAGAACCTCACTATCTCTACGTAATCATGAATGACTCACAAGGTGAAGTTGAGGAATTCGAAAATGAAGATGAGGTAAACAAGATGGTGGAATTGTTAAATGCAAACACTGACTCGGGACATTCTTATTTTGTACGTAAAATAGTTAACTAATGAAAAATTTTAAGGATTTAGTTTTTGAAGACAGACCTCACGACATGGGAATTGCGTCACGAATTCAATTCGATAATGGTTACGGAGCATCTGTTGTAAAAGGACCATACACTTATGGTGGTAAAGACGGTCTTTATGAAATGGCGGTATTGGATAATAATGGTAACCTTACCTATGATACACCAATCACAAATGATGTGATTGGATATCTTAGTGAAGACGAAGTAAATGATTATCTCACAAAAATTCAAGAACTACCTAATGTCGGATAAAATTAGCCCTTACATTTTTCCCGGTCTTAAATATGAGATGCTTGATTCAAATATTCATCCATATCTAAAACCTTTAAAAGACAGGATGGATGAAAACCAAATAATCAAGGTAGTTCTTGAAAAATTTGGTATCACTCATGAGATGATGGTGTCAAAACATAGGAAGAGATTCTTAGTTGATGCTCGATTAGTTATCACTTACATCCTCAGGAGAAAACTCGGTTGTACATACACACATATTGGACACATGATTGGTAATCGTGACCACACAACAGCAATCCATAATGAACGAAAGTTTATTGATGTGTACGAAACTGAGGTTGCATTTAGAACCAAAGCGAATAACATCTTTGGTAAACTTGGTATTGAGCCATGGAAAAAATAAAAAGATTTATTTTAGTTATTATATTGTTGGGTCAATCTCCGGTATTTGGGCAACTAAACCCGGGGATTGGTTCACGTATCTTTAACCATTCTTTGTCTTATGGTCCGAGGAATTATAACTCTTTTTATTCTGTGGGATATGGATTTACCCCAAGGAATAGTATTGCGTCGATTGAATTGGGTTATAAACCAATATCTATCGGAATGTACATTGTTCAAGACGAACCATTTGTGTTAAACAGTAAACCAGTCGACACATATTATGTGATTAATTATCTTTATCAGAACAAAAACGTTAGAAGATTGTTATTGAGTGGTGGTATCGGACCTTCTATTAATCAATCATATAAAGGTATGGTTATCAAAACGGGTGGAGACTTTAGAATCACCAATCCTGTTTACCTATCCTTACATATGTTCCAAGAATTATACGATAGTTACGAAACCCATTTAACAATCGGAGCAAAACTTTATTTGTTTTAATTAAAAACATTAGTATGAAAAATTGGATTGACGAAACTCTTGAGAATTCATTTAAAGAATTCGAAAAGAAAAAGGAAGTTGAGAAAGATGTTGTTTTATTTAATGTGATTAAAAAAGACGACAATTTCAAATCAATCAGTATGAAATCAATTTGTGATATATTACTGAAGCGTTTTAATTTAGGAAAATTATAATTTTGAAGAAATTGAATTTAATCAATATGCACCCCATCAAGAAATCCGACTTAGGGTTTCATGGAAATCTATTCGGGGGAAAACTCATGGCGTGGATAGACGCATCCGCCGCAGCATATGCCATGGAAGTTTGTCACAACAGACGAATGGTAACCATTTGCATTGACAAATGTGTTTTTAGTAAACCAGCAAAAGAGGGTTCTCTTTTAAAAATTTATGGTGAGGTTGCCAAGATTGGTAACACCTCAATAACTCTATACTTGGAAGCTAGGTCTTTTAATGTGTACACACATGAGGAAGATGGTCTGTTATCAACCAACATCACATTTGTTCGTGTTGATGAAGACGGAAACTCAATACCAATCAGCGACAAAGTTCGTGAACGATTAACACAGGAAATTAACTCAAGACCATGAAAAAAATAACACTTCTGTTTCTCACAACCCTATTTGTTTTAGGTTGTGCATCTAACCCTCTGCGTAATATTAATACCGATAAATTCAGTTTTAAAGGTACCGATGTTTACTACGATGGTAAACTAATGGCAACCATGGCAAACATCGAGGTTGCATATGATGATGGTAAAATTGTCAGGGAAGTAACTTACCGATTGGTAAGTGATGAATTTAATGAACAGGTATTTGGTTTAATCAAGTATTTCAGACTACGTCACCCAAGCTACGAAATTGAGGTTGACATCCCCTACAAGGGTTTATAAAAATTTTTTAGAATATTTTTTGGATATTCCAAAAAAGTGCTTTATGTTTGTTATGAATTTAATTCTAACAAACCATGAACAAGATTCATATTTTTTATGACTTCATTCCCGACACCCAAAACTGCAAGTGGGAGCGTCGGGATATTGTCTTTGATGATGTCAAGGATGCATTCGCTTGGATTCGCAGAAATTCTTGGAATGCACGAGTGAGAAACATCAAAGAATATCCATTCGGTCATCCAAATAAATCATGATGGAAAGGAAATGTTTAACCACGGAAAAGAATTGGGTTGTTTTCACCATGAATTCGGTTTTGTACTTTGAAACATTTACCGAAGCACTCGAAAACCAAAAAGTTTTGGGTGGACACCTGATGACAAAAACTTACTACGATTCATACTATTCAAAATTGGTCCATTAATTGTTTAACCTTAAAATTATAATGTTATGTTTTATAAATTTGATAAAGACACGTTGATTTGGAAAAAGGATTGGAAAAAAACCAGATTATTATTGTCAACAATGGCAATCTTAATGATGGGTTCCTTTTTACTTGGTAGATTTTACAGATTTTCTTCTCTCGACCAACACGAAAAAGAATTACTGGTCATTAGTTTAGAAGCGGAGAAGAATAAATTCAGTAAAGAAAAGATGGTGGATGAACTCAAAAGATTGAACGTGAGATTCCCCCACATCGTGATGGCTCAATCTATTGTTGAGACAGGTAAATTCAAAAGTAGAATCTTTAAAGAGAATCATAATCTCTTTGGGATGAAACAAGCTACTGTTAGAATCAATACAGCAAAGGGCACTCAACATGGGCACGCATACTACGATAATTGGTATGAATCTCTTTATGATTATGCATTCTACCAATGTCGATATCTTTCTGATATCAGAAATGAAAGAGAATATTATCAGTATCTCTCAAGTGTATATGCTGAAGCTGGAGATGGATATGTCCAAGCAGTAAAACAAACTATTGAAAAAGAAAATTTAAAATCACTATTTTGAAAAAGAAAAGATTTTTTGTACATTTAAGAAGGTTTTATCGTTTCCTCAAATTCATTGAAGAAAAGAGGATTGAGGGAATGGTTAAATCGGGTAGAGCAATATTCTAATTAACACCAAAGAGAAATGAAGTACATCATTCAGGACCTTTATCACTCACGTGATTGTATCCAATTCTTAAACAACGAAACAACCGATTTGGAGAATCTATGGTACACGATGTGGCCAAAGAAAAAAGAAAAGGACTCAGAGTTTCGACCAATGATTTTTGATGACATGAAAGAAGCCAAACGTTATTTAACGGAGGTTAAGCGTCGAGCAAAGATTGATTGGTCAGAGAATGCATACATCCACAAGATGTATGGTTACAACAAACCCGAATGGGATATCTACGAGTATCATGGATGAGGAATTCATTGACTACGTAGATTTCTACGAAGACTACGTAGATTTCTACGAACCACCAGAAAAAGATGATTGATAATTTAGAAATAATAAAGTTGCTCTTGAACTTCGAAAACGAGGGCGACTTTTACATGCTTTATGTATTCAAACGTAAGAAAGACCAATCCACCGATAAAGCAAACCATCAATCGGTAAGAACAATCAAAACATATTGTATTGAAAGTGTTAATCATCTTGAAGCAAGGTATGATGAAATCAAACAGTTATGTGAGATGTTCAAAGCACGAGCATACATCCATGTTCAGAAACAAAATCACTTTGATGTATCATTGAATATGATGGTTAGTTTGGCACAACGAATTCAGAATGGACAACACAATCAGAAAGGATTATTTGATAGTGTTGTTGGTCAAATTAAGACACAGGAGAAACGTTGGATTGTTGATATAGATTCAAAAGAGAATGGAATTGAAAATCTAATTAGTAATGAAATCCATATGTTAAGACCGGAAGGTCCAAAGGTTGATGCAATAATCCCAACTAAAAATGGTTATCATCTCATTACTAAACGATTTGATGTTATGGAGTTTAAGAAACGATATCCTGACATGGATATCCAAAAAAAGAATCCTACATTACTTTATCTACCAGAATCTTTATCTTAAAGTTTGGTAATTCAATTTCTTTTTCTTATATTTTTATTATGGGATGCGATATACACGTTTACTTAGAGAAGTACACACCAATCAATGGTGAAAACAAATGGGTCAATGTTGACCATTGGCAATTAAATCCACATTTTGGAATGGATGACTCCGAAAGGGAGTACGACCACGTTCCCTTTTATTGGGGAAGAAATTACGATTTATTTTCAATTCTTGCTGAGGTAAGAGGTTCTATGGACCCAATTACCGACCCAAGAGGTTTACCTGAGGATGTGACCGAGATAATAAGAAAGGAATATGAAAGAGGCGATATTGTTCATACACCTTCTTATTACACATTGAAAGAACTTAAAGATTATCTATACAATAATTCAGAGAACGAAGAGATTGTTGAAAATCTAACTGCGTTTGTTGACCGCATGGACATCAGATTCAAAGAGGAGTTTTGGATTACAGATGGTGACCAAAAAAGATACACAATAAAAGAAAACGGCTTTCGAGTTGTATTTTGGTTCGATAATTAAAATAATAAGATATGTTATATAACAACTTCACACCTGAATGGAAATTATGGATTTGGACCAATGTTGTAAACGGATTTGATAGGGAATCTATTTTCAATATTCTTTTGAATCATGGTTTCTCATATGAAACTATTAAGAAAGAATTGGAAGTTGAACCGGTTAAGTCAATGATATGGCAAAGACAATACTCTCAACAGGAATTAACGAAACCATCTAAGATTAGTTTATTACCGCTCAGTAAAACTTTGTGTGATAACTCAAATGTTTATCGAGTAGAGTCGAATTTACTTGAGATTTATCGTATACCTGATTTCTTAACCTACGCTGAGTGTGATAGTGTTTTGGAAATGAAGGATGAATTCCTTGATATTATTGAAAAAAGAATCAATTCATTGACAGGTGTTGAACCTAAAGATGATGACGTTATTGAAATTCAAAAACATGTAAAGGGAGATGAAGACGTTTACAACGCTACCTTCGGCAGTTGGACAGTCATTATATTTTTAACTACTATTTTAGAAGGAGGAGAAGTCGATTTCCCAAAACTTGGGGCGAAGTTTAAATCAATCAAGGGTGAAGCAATTGTTTGGAATAACAACTACCCTGTTGGTGGTTTAAATCCTCATGGAGAATACTTACACTTACCATTTGATGGGGACGACGAAAAGGTAACAATAATAAAAAACTATTCACCAAAGGAGAGAGTGGTTCAGGAGATTGTTCTTAATGACTCGGATGACTCTTTTGTTGAAGTAAAATAAAAAAAGATTAAACAAAATGGACTTTAACGCATTAACAAACATAATTGGATTTATGTTTCTTATCTCATCTTGGGTTGTACCAAAACTTATTAAAAACAATGACCGACTTCATGCTTACGTATCAGGAACCTTAAATGGTATGGGACTAGCATGTTTTATTTTAGGTGTAATTTTTAGTTTCTTTTACTTATGATTGGATTTCTACTCTTTGTCATCATCATTCTATTGATGGCTATTAACAAAAACTTATCAAAAAAATGATTTCTTACGCCGATGTAATCGTTGACCTTCAAGCTGGCGACACGGGAAAGGGTAAGGTTGCACATGCGCTTGCTAAAGAACCTAAACGATACACCCACGTTGTTCGATATAACGGTGGTGGTAATGCCGGTCACACTGTTTACCACAATGATAATAAGTTTGTGACTCACTTAGTTCCTGTTGGAGTATTCTATGGAATTAAATCAATCATTGGTTTGGGTTGTGTCATCAACATCGAAAAACTGGTTAAAGAGATTAACGAACTCCAAGAGAATGGGGTTAATGTTAAGGATTACCTATTCATTGATGAGAGGGCACACATTATAACCGATTCTCATATTGAGGAGGATTCCAAGGACACTACGATTGGTACAACCAAAACAGGTAATGGTCCTTGTTACAGAGACAAGTACTATCGTAAAGGTACAAGAGCAAAAGATGTTCCATTCCTTTACCCAATGTTAATCGACATATACAAAGAGTTCCATGGAAAAGAATGGTGTACAATTTTATTTGAAGGAGCTCAAGGGTTTGAACTCGACATCGATTGGGGTGATTATCCTTATGTTACCTCATCACATTGTACTGTTGGTAGTGCTGTCCTCAACGGAGTACCCCCACAATCGATTAAGAATGTTTATGGTATTGCCAAGGCGTACAGAACATATGTGGGAGCAAAACAATTCGAAGGCGATGACCCGATATTTGAAACGATTAGGGAACTTGGTCAAGAGTACGGAGCAACCACAGGAAGAAAACGTCAGGTCGATTGGTTAGATGTGAATGATTTAATCAGGGCATGTAACATCAATGGTGTAACCGAACTGATTATCAATAAGTTGGATATACTTGAGGATGCGGGTTCTTTGAAGTTTTACTACAACGGAGAACTAAGAAACGCTCGTGATATCAAATATTTCCAAGAGTTGGTTGAGATGTATATTCTCAATGAATGTCCTAGTGTAATGGGTGTTAAGTTTAGTGTGACTCCTTACGCGATATAACTAATCTAAGGGTGTTTAAAACACCTAAACCGATAGAGATGTGAACTCCCCACATTGGTAGATTGTGGAGTTCGTGAACCATCCAAAAGACGTTCATAAACACCCATGACATCAACGTGATGTTTGCATCTCTATTTTCTTTTTCGGTATATAGAATATAGATTGTTAGGAGCACAGTGGGGATTATCATGAATGTGGCGAACCACGTCCACTTCAAACACCAAAAGATATCCTTGAACAACCAAGATGTAAAATGGATTGTTTGGATATTATTTGGAGTTAGTTTTCCCATACACCGGTCTCAGTGATTAGAGGGAATTCGTTTCTATCAATCATCACCCATTCGGCTTTCACGATACCCCAAGGTTTAAAACATTCCATAACCTGTTCTAAGGTGAAACATTTACAACTGTAGATATCAAACTGAGCCATGGCGGGAACGTAATGGTCCCAAATGTGGATTGATGCGTGTGAGGTTGCTAAGGTTACTGTTCCTGTCAATCCTTCATTACCCGGATAATCAACATAAACACTGGTTGGACCAGCCACGACTTCCATACCGACGGTATGAACAAGGTTTATAAACCATTCGTTTAATACACTTGATTCTTTTGGGGGATTTTCAATCCATACCTTCATCAATAAATGTTGATGATAAGGTACAAATTCTTCTTGTATTATGATTTGTTCACCCGTTGCACTGTCAGTTACTACTCTGTTCATTAATATGTAATTTTACAATTCATATATATCTGTTATTTGGAAAAAATTTGACTTATTCCAAAATATTTCATATACTTATTCTATGAAGAAAAGTGAAATAGTAATATCGGTTTTACTGAGTCTAATTAAGGACATGGAAAACGATTGGAATAGGAAAGAGAGGGAAGCTTATACTATGTCCAAATTACTTGAGATACCTTGGTTGAAGGACGGTAGTTTCTATACCAATGATAAGAAAAACAGGGATAAACTAAAGAAGATTTATTTTGAACATCGTCACAGCTCATTCACCTCAAGTGAGTTGGGTGGTGGATACTTTATCATTCATGAACCATTTGGTTCTAAATCTTCTCCCGATTATCTATTGATTACCCCTAACGGTATTTTAGGTATAGAAGATAAATCAAATAAAAAGAATAAAATAGAATGGAATAGTGGAACCCCCGGTCAAGATAAAATCATTACATTCTTCCAAAAGGGAGAAAAAAAGGTATATCTATTTACTAGTTGGGATTATAATTGGACACTTGAGGCATCAAAAACCTATGACAAAATAAAAGAACAGGTTAGAAAATATGCCGATGAACTTTATAAAGAAAAAATGATTCCCCTTGGACCGGCATTCTCTAAAATGAAATTGTATTCTAGAGCCCATTTATGTGACTTCCATAACTTAACAAACCATGATGAAACCCAAGCAAATGTGAAGAAGTTATTTGGTTGGATTTTAGATGGTGAAGAACATATTTCAATGGTTGAGGATAACTCAGTATACGTACAAGGTAAATTATTTTAATATGGGAAATAAAGTAATAGAAATAGAATTAAATGATAAACAACAATCAATGTTTGATGAATGGTGTGGACATATCAAAGCACTTCGAGGTGAGATTGGAACATTGACTTGGAAGATAACTCCTTACGGTATCGGTAACGGTATCAAAGTATACAATGAAGACCTTAAATTAGAATTAGATTTAACAGATACAGATTCTTGGTAATATGGAGAAGATTTTACACCCAACATTTTTTGACAACAGGGGTTCATACACACCTGTGGGTTTACGAGCCATGGATATGGAATGGACACAGTGTTCCATCAGTGTAAACAAAAATGCTTACACGTTTAGAGGTTTACATTACCAAACCAACCCACCACAGAGAAAATATATTAAGGTAATTCAAGGAGGGATTGTGGACTTCGCTGTTGATTTAAACACCGGTGAGGTTGACCACGAACATGTAACATCGGGTTATGCGGTTTACATTCCCGAAGATAAAGCACACGGATTCCTAACATTGGTACCAGATACAATTGTTGTTTATTTGGTTCATGGTGAATACAATCCTGAATCAGAGCACTCATTGGTTTGGTCAGAAAACAAACAGGTATATGATATTGTACGTAGTTACGCGGGTCAAAATGTTATCACCATCTCAGAAAAAGATGCGTTAGGGAAATAGTTTTGAATATTCAAAAATATTTTTTAGATTTGGTCCGTTGAATTTTAATTAACGAACCGAATGACTAACGAGAATATTGTACTGATTGCCCTTGGGGTTGTTTTCTTTAGCGGGGGGTTTCTCCTGTCAATTCCACTCATGAAAAAACAACACCGAGAACATTTGAATGATGAATCGTCTTGGGTTGAAAGAGAGAAATCTCTTAGGTATAAGGTTGATGACCTTAAATCAAAGGCAACAAAGTGGAAGGACAAATTCAAAAAGAAAAAGAAGAAGTGATGGGGTTAAAATGTGTCATTTGTAAAAAAGACATCGTTGGGTATTCAAATAAGAAAACCTGCGGAACATCATGTAAAAAAGTTTTAAACAGAAGAGATAGAATTAGAAAGAGTAACGATGAGATTTGTTCATTATTTGGATAAATCGATTTTATTTTTTATATTTTTACTATGAGTAGGTTAGATAAATTAAAGGAACAGAATCCAGAACTCAATGTGAGTTTATTGGATATGATGACTTCTGTTGAACCAAGCGACAGTTATAAGTACATGCCCTTTCTAATCAAGGTATTAAAGGATGAGTATTTGAAAAAAGGTAATTACGATGCTTTATACAAGGGATTGATGATTACCATCTTTGGTTATGAAAATCTTTCCAAGTTAATTGACTTTGAGAAACACTCTCGAGCAAATCGTTTAGAGAAATCAGACATTGGTACTTATCGAAATTTCAAAGACATAACAAAAGCGGTTGATACTGCGGATGAAATTGTTCGTTTGAAAGAAGTTGAAAAACAGGTAAAGAAGTTATATGATACCGACACATGGTTGGTAGTGATTCCATTATCATATGAAGCGTCCAAAGTTTATGGTGCGAACACAAAGTGGTGTACCACTCAACAACAACATTGGAACTCATACAGAGGGAAATATAAATTAATTTATATTATAAACAAGAAGACAAATGTGAAGTATGCGGTTTCTTGTGAGGTACAAAATGGTGAGGTAAAAGGTTGGTTGGCGAACGATAAGGAATCAAGCCCCTTTAACTTCCCACTACCTGGTGAAATATTTGGAATATTGGCATCTGAGGTTCAAAACCCTGAGTCAATAAATGATATGAGTAGTTTCCAAAATAAGGAGATTGAAAAGATAATTCAATCTAAGGTTGTTACCTCTGATATGGGTACAATATCAGGTTATTCATTAAATCTTGATATTAAACAACTTATGGAGCAAACAATACATGAGACACTTCAAAGTTATCGCAATGAAACCGATGATGATACCCAACGATTCGATTTACCTTTCTAGTTATGTTTCAATGGATTATAAATCTGTTTAAGAAAGAAACAGAAGAGGAACGTAAAGAAAGGGTTCGATACAATACTGTCCGAGAATGTAATTGTTGTGGTAGATTGTATATGGTGAAGAACGGTAGTGTGAAGTTTTGTTCTCTTGGGTGTTTACGAAAGATGGGTAAAAGAAAATGTGATTAAAATTTTGTATATCCAAAAAAATCATTAATATTGTGTCATGAATACAACCGAACAAATTGAAATCGTAGAATCTCACGTTAGAAAGTACGTGATGGAAAATTTACATTTGCCATGGATACCAATTGGTGTCGCGGCAAATAATGAATCACTGGAACATGTAATTAGTATCGCTCAAAGCATCATGTGTACAAAATGGCGAGTCGGATATCCGGGTGGTTCGTTTGTACAATCAATTGTGAATAACGATTTACGTGGTTCATTCGCAAACGCCGACTCAACCAATCGCCAATGTGTTTACTTTTATGTGGTGATGATTGATAACTTGGGTATGCCGAGAGAACTTTGGAATGTCACTAAAGAAACAAACATATGAAACGTAACATTTTAATTTTATTCCTTCTGATTTTATCTGCATGTTCTTCACAAAAAGAACTAGTTGGGACGTACTATGAAGTAGAATCGGGTGATGGAAAAAAATGGAAGACAATAGGATTCATTCAAGATGGGTTTTATGATGAAAGTGGAAATCAAGTTATCATGATGTCCGATTATCGAGTTACCCAAGTTAGATATCTTAAAGAAAACTCACAAGTAAAGAAATGAAAGAAACATTTTTAAATTCATTCACCCCTTATCAAATGTATAAATCATTAATAAGTGCCATGGGAAGAACCAAACAACAATTAGAAAATATGGAACCAATCGAAGAAGTACCTCAAGAAGTTTATTTCTCGGGGTCAACATGGAACTCTGAATATATGAACACATGGTGTGGAACAACCGTCAACACCATTGATGAACAATCAATACCAAAAGAGGATTTGGTAGAGAAGCTGAATAACAAATTAAAACAATTGGAGGAATGAGTAATGTGTTTGTTGCATTTGTAATTTTTGCAGGAGTAGTCCTGTTAATTCTTTGGTTAATCACCAAAATCATGGATAAAATTGATGACCTATGAGTAAGAATGAAAGACAAGGAAGAAGAAAAGACCAAGTACAATTTAGTGAAGAAGTTGCGTATTGGTCAATCATTGTCATTATAGCAATCATCGTAATCCTTTTAATAACCAGATAATGGAAAAAAAATTAGGTAAAATTGAACGGGTATCTTTCGGTCACGGTGGATACCAAGAATGTATGTTGGGTTTGTCCGTTACACTATCAGGTGGTGGATGGGGTGTTGGTGATTTCAAAGGAAATTGGGACGCTGAACTTATCAAACATTCAGAACACTCTAAATGGAGTGAAGAAGATAGGTCGAAAGGTTATGATGAAACCATGAGGTTTTTATCAAAACTTTTAAAAGATGCAAAAGTTGATAGTGTGGACAAACTCAAAGGTGTTCCTGTTGAAGTTTCTTTTGATGGTAACATGTTAAAAGAGTGGAGGGTTCTAACTGAAGTACTATAAAACAAACTTATGTTTACAAAACAATACAATGAGATGATGAGACAGGCCGATGTTATTGAACGAAGGAACCATCTCGAATCTCTAATCAGAAGATTGAAACGATTGGACATCAAACTCGAAATGTTTGGTAATGCTCCGTGGATTTATCTTGATAGTGTTAATGGTGTGAAGGTAACCGACAAGTTACATTCGGACCACAAGTTCACTATTGCGTTTCGTAACAATGGAACCGAACTCACCGACATCAAAGAAATATTCAGAGTAATAAGAAAGTGTATCAACACAACTAAATCTGGTAGTTACGAAGATTTAGAAAAGCTTGGACGTGGAAGAAGTAAACATTAACTATGCTACAGATATCAATATTAAAACAGGACCATGAAAGAATGGTAAGTAATTTGAATTTCTCCAAAGATTTAAAAGTTGGTAAAATATGTGAAGATATTGCCAAACAATACTTTGAATCATTAGGTCATGAATTCGTTTGTTTTAACGAAGTTCCAAAGAACTTTAAAGAGTGGGACATTAAAATGAGAAAGGGTAATGAGGAGTATGATGCGGAATCGAAGGGTGATTGTTTTATAAAACCAGAACGATTTGAATATAGTTCCGTTTTCAATAAAAAAGTTACAATACCGAAAGTTGAGACCGGTAATATTTTTATCGAGAAAGAATGTCGAGGAGAAGGTTCGGGTATAGAAAAAACCAAAGCCGGGATTTGGATTAACACCTTTTACAATATAAATGAAATTTGGACAATTGAAACGGATAAATTAAGACAACTAATTTCTCAAAATAATTTTAAAATCGCCAAAGAGTGTGGTGATGTTGATAGTCACACTGTGGGCATCTTAATACCTAGATTTGAATTTATCGATTGGTTTACTGTCGTTCCGTTTGAAAAAGTAATTTATGAGTACCAACCTCAGGGAGTTATCGGATAAGGAATTGATGGACCAATTCAATTTCGAAAAGAACCGACCAACATTTGGTCAAGCACACTCCATTGGAAAGAATTTATTATTTAGCGAAGTAAAAAGAAGAGGACTCCTAACTTATGATGAGATTATGGAGTACAACTACTTTCAAAAGAATACAGATAATTAGTTTATAATTTTTGGAATATTCCAAAATTTTTATTATATTTGTACCATGGGTAATGAAATCACAATTCTTGACATTGTTATCACCATATGTCTTGGACTTTACGTATTAGTATCTTTCATTCGTAAGAATTGGAACGATTTCTTTTACGCGTTTTGTCTTGGACTTCTTATTATATCGGATATACCTTTGGTGCCGTACATCATTCTTTTGTTAACTCTAATTCTTTTACATACACATATTCAAAAGAAGGAGAGGGACAAAATTAAAAACGAGGCGGATGAATAAGTTGGAAAACAGAATCAACTACATCGCATTTTTTGCGTTGGGTTTAATAGTATCACCAATATTAATTTGGTTTGAACTTTTAACTATGGTGTTTGTCACCATGTTAATTGGTATGGGGATTCTGTCCCTATATCTCTTTTTTGTATCAATTTTAGGAAACGATTAAAATGAAAACCTATACACTAATTCTTTCGGGTCGTGGTGCCGAGATATTCGTTCACCCACTCAACGAGGAGCAGAAATCAAAACTTATCGAGATGGACATCACGGAAAATGATGCCGAGGTAGATTTTGATGAGTTAACAGAAATCTTGGGTGTGGAAAGTTGGGATTATGCTGACGAAACCTATACAGGTTCGTACTATGGACCCGAGCGTTGTCACATTCAGTTACGAGATGAGAACGATGAACAAGTATGGATGTCTGATGATAACTTTGGTATGAACCAAAGTGAAGATGAGGGTGATTACAAGTTCGTTGAGACAGAGAATGTTCTTGTGATTGAACATTCGGTTAAAGGAACATTCAAGGAATATAGTTTAACCCTTGAAGACGGGGAAGAATTTGACCCAGCAAAGTTGACATATACCATGGTTGATGTTCACGAGTACGTAGAGATTATCACAGGTTTGAAATATGACGGTAAGGTGCTCGAAGATTTTGAGTGGGGCGATTACTGGTCAAAAGGAACTTTCTTTTATCTTTTTTAAATAGAATAACATGAAAACATACGAAAGAATACTACACATTTTAGCTGGTGTAACGATTGGGTATCTAATTTTTGTAAGCACATTATGAAAGAGATTAGATTGGTAAAAGCAACGGTAAACAACAAAGATGAGTGGAGAGTTTACCTGAACGGAATGGTGATTGGTCGTTTTGAGACCGAACTACTTGCTAAGGAGTACATGGAAACATTATGAAATTAGATTTAAAAGGATTTACGGCTCGACAGTACGCGATGCTCATCATGAAAGAGGATTTGGGTTATTCATATGAACGTGCGGGAATAAAGTTAGGTAAAACCAGATACGCGGCGGCTCGTTTATATGAACGGGCGAAGAATAAAATGAATGGATAAAACAAAAAATGATGCATAAAAATTATCCACACATACCACAAATAATGATTGATTTGGTTGAGAATAGTGATGTCAGATTAAAATTTCCCACCGATGTTGACGAGGTATTAATGATTGGAAATCATTTATTATCCAAGGGGAAGGGTGTACAATTAACTGAGGAGGAGGATGCTTGGTTTTATATATTCAACTCTCTAATGATTTATTCAATGAATTATCAACTAGAAAACGATTCGAATTCTCGTAATAACATGTATGAATTTTTCAAAAGTGGAAAACAACATGAATTAAGTGATGATGAGAATGGAAAAAAATTATTCGAGGATATACTCACCAAAAATTTGATTGATTCGGAGGAATATGAGAAGGTGATTGAGTTAAAAAAAAGAAATGACGGAACAAACGGGTAATTTTGTTTTATGGATAGATTTTATTATATTTTAATATTATGGCAAACAATTTGGAATCCGAGGAGATATTTCTCAATGAGTTAAAGAAGGGATATAGTTATCAGCTAGTTGTTGGGGAGTATCTAAGGGATAGGGGGTTTAATGTTGAGGTTGATGAGTTAAAAATCCGTGGTGATGTATCTGAGATAAACAATTACACCGATGGTGGTGATATAAAGATTCATTTATCTCGAAGAACGATAATTGTTGAGGTAAAATCGAGAAATGTAAAGTTTGAATCGGTTGGGGGTTTCCCATATGATACCATATTTGTGGATAGGGTAAATACGTGGAAGAGGAAAGAGAAGGATAAACCTCATGCGATTATCATTATAAGTCAGATTAACAATAATATGTTTGTAATTCCTGTATCGAGTGAACCCAATTGGATAATTGAAAGCAGAAAGGACACGGTTAGGAATTACGTCAGGGAATATTATTTGGTAAAGAAGGAACACATCAAATCGATGGATGAATTTGTTGAATGGTTAAATGTAAGAAATGGAAGATAATCAAACTCCGGTGGAATGGTTGGAAGAAACCGTTAACGCAATGATTGTAAACGGTGGAGATTTGGGGGAAGATTCTCCTGCTCTATTAATTCACATTGAAACCTGCAAGAAGAAGGAATCGGAATTCAGGGAGTATCTAATGGATTTTGATAATTGGAAGGAATGGAAGAACAATCAACTCATGGGAGATAATAAAAAACCGGGATAGATATTATAATGGGGAATACAAATTCAGATATAATGGAAGAGATAATGGTTCTTTGTTATAAGGAAGGAATCGTGGATGAGGTACGCAATGAGGTATCGATTATAATGGAAAGCAACAAGAACATATCTCCATGTGATGCGTATGAGATGGCATACAGGAGGATTTCAAAAACCGGGGGATAAACTCATAATATGAATATAGAACAATATAGTATAGAAGAACTTATAGAACTAAGAAATACTATCAATGGTATAATAGATACCTATGAAGATGGATATACCTATATCTGTAATATAAGAAGTTATGGAAAGAATTGGATAGAGAATGGTATAAAGAATATACATACTCTACAAGAACTATGTCATCAATATTATGGATATGATGGTATAGTAGATGTATATTCAACCAACCCCAATCTAAAGGAATTAGATAACTATGGAAAAACAATGTACATAGTATCAGTAGAAGAATATGATAAATGGAAAGGATATGATTCCCTAAAGAACATTATAGAACAACTTGAAATGGAAATAAAGGAATGGAACGAAAGACATACCTTACCATTTAGAGATAGACCTGTATTCGGACCACTATATAGTGAAGAAGAATTGGAAGGTTTTAAAAAGGAACTATCAGAATATGATATGAACTTTATTGCTCCTGTAGAATATCATCCCATAGATACAGATTCATGACATATGGATTTGGGAGGTTTACCTCCCCATAAGTTATGTCAAAATTCTAGGTATCTTTAAAACAATATACCCATCAGTTTGTTATATGGTTATGAAACACTATATGCTACATCGACCACTAGCGGATATGGAATCCGATGGTGTTTACTTCCCCGAGTTTGCGAAACAACAACTGATTGATGATAGGGAAAAAGAGGTTTGTCAGTACAGCGGTTTACCATCGGTTATGACGTATGTGGATGACAGGATTCGGGAAAAAACACCTAATTTATCCCCGATTTTAACCCCATAATCGAAACATTTTTTGTCGTAACGATTTTTATATACTAATATACGTATTTTTTCTTTATATTTTCAGCTGGGCGTATTACAATCGGTAATTCCACAACCTCCCACTTATCCCCACAAATACCCACTGGGATTGTACTGTGTGTGAAATAAGAACACTATTTTATTTTTCGTGGGAATTTATAAGGGTTATAATGTGATACACACAAAAAAACCCCGTCGTATGACAGGGTTATATATAAATATATATGTTATATTGTTACTTTAATCGGGTAGCGATTTCGATTTTACCACCGGTAATCTTATAGTACATGTCAGTGATTTTATCCATGGTGTCATACAACTTACCTCTATCCGAAACGGATGTTATGTACACATGGATGATGGGGTAAATCATCTTCGAAGTAAGTTTTATACCCGGTACAATTTTACCGAGGGAAACATGAATCTCAGGGATAATTGTTTCCCCACGTCGTGGGGACAAGGTGTAATACACACCATCTATCTGACCACGTTTTAACGCTTCATATCCGACAACCCCTCTCTTCTTAACTTTCTCCATCCACTCTTTCAGTTCGTCATCTACCTTAGGTAATACACGGTTATCTAACTCGAATATATTATCATTCAGTAGAACCTCCTGAAGTGTGGGGTGTTCATGTTTAAGGTCATTCTTTAATCCCACAGATAGAACACTCATTGCGTCGACCGTTATACCATTCACATTTACAATTATCTCATGTATGGAGAATGTACATTCCATATCCCCATAACCTTTGGATTGGATATCTTGACCTAATTCTTTTAACACCCGATTAATGAGGTTCAAATCAGGTTGATATAAATCTATACCCATAAGGAAGGTTGGACCTTCTTGGAATGGTTCGTCATTATCTGTACCACTACTCTTATTCGTATCCAAACTGGTTCTTAATCCATATAGTTCAGTTTGTTTCTTGTACCCCGTGAATTCAGATATCATCTGTTTCATCTTTTGGATGTTCTCTTCACCTTTCACCGCTTCGGATACTATGTCATACATCTTGTGTTTCATACAGATAAATACTTTTGCCAAACTAATTCTACCCCGATAGATGTTACAACATCAATTGTTTTAACAACTATTCTTGCCAAACTAAATCTGGGGTCGTCCTCCTTCTGAGATGGTAACTTACCATTTGGTTAGTTATCAAATAAAAAGGACCCATGGTATTCCCACAGGTCCTTGGATGGTAGAATCGATTTCGGTTGTTACGCCGTCATCAAACTCTTGCGGAACGCGAAAGCTTTCTTCTTACTAGAGAAGTTTTGGCTGTAGCGGGTTCCGTCCACACTTACTCGTACACGGTAGCTATTACCGTCGAAGTAGATGTGGTGCGACACAGGTACATATGTTGTAACCGGTGTACGCTTTGCTGTGGTTGTTTTTTTACTTGCCATATAACATATAGGTTTATATATAAAATATAACAAGAAACTTTCACATTTCCAAATATCTGTGGGAATATTTCAAAGAACTATTTGCCAAACTAATTCGGGATGACCAGGGTCACCGTCGGTGGATACCCTTAGTTTGCCAAACTAAATCCGGAGTCGTCTTCCTCCTGAGGTCATCTTCTGAACTTACCTTTGCTGTACTGTTCGTCGTATACCTCTTTAAATGGGACCGATGTCCCATATGTTTTCCCGAGGATGTAGAAGATATTCATCTCACTCCTCTCTTCATTCTTTACCAAAGAACGTATCTTCTCTCTGATGTCGGAGACAGCAAGCTTCTTACCACTTTTTTCCTCCTCCAACATCCATGTGGCCAACCTCTCTAAGGGTGTCATTTGCCAAACTAATTTGACAGTGTGGTCCCTTCCTGAGATATCTCCTCTACTTCCTCAAGATAGAAGTCCTCGAACAATGTCTCGAGTACTAGCTTAGCATCTTCAGACGAAGTCTTCTGTAGTTGCTGTTTAATCCATCCATGTAGAATGGTTTTGTCAATTGGTGTCATTGCTTTAAGAATTATAGATGTCGTAATCACGAATACCAAGTTCCTTTCTCCACATATATGATGCATCACTAAGGAACTTCTTTACCTCTTCACCATTCTCTATTGCATAAAGATTGATAAATGGTTTAAATTTCTCTGAAGTTGCCACACGTACTATGGACAACCCCAATACCCTCATCCAAAACGGTTCGTCGACCATGATGGATTTAATCCTGAAATATTGAATCTCTTCAGATACAACAGTGAAAACTCCTTTACTCTCCTGAATGGTTCGTGTGTATACATCATACTTCCACGTTGATATTTCATAGTACTTGTATATTGCAGCAATTAAAGCCAAACCACATAGTGGTAGATAGATTACCGCAGCTACTATCGGGAGGATGAACCATCCCGCATTAATCCACTGTGACGGTTTCAGGGTCAGAACATATTCGTTCTCATCTTGTGTTGAAGTTTTCATTGCCAAACTAATTTAAGGATTCAAGCTCACCGTCGGACGATAAGATTTGTGGTGAATAGCTCTGTTACATAGATTCCCGAATTCAACACTGTCCACCAACGTTACTTTGGTTTTGTCAGGACCGAAGGAATCCTTCTGCCATGTTTGGTATAGGGATTTACCGAACTCGGTGTCCCGTATCCATAACTTGGTTGAATCCTGAGTCATCACTGTGAAATCAGATACCTGAATTAAAGATGAGTGGGATTGACATGACATCAATCCCATCACCATTACACTTAGGGGGAAAATTAATTTTTTCATTGTGCTGTATACTGTGGGTCCTTATAGAAATCTAATTCAATACCATCTTCCTCCACTTGGAAATCTATACAGAATCCCACCACCACTTCATCAGGTGTAGTTAATACATACAGGTCATAAGAACCATCTCCAAATCCTGATGATGAAACCATACCCTCGTCATACACACCGTGTTGTAATACACCGAGTGTTCTTGAACACATATTTATGTACCATTTCTCACCTTCCTCATCAAGTCGATTGAAGTTTCCAAAGAATGAGATGTCCCCGTCACCCAAACCAATACGGTCAGTGATGGAATCGTTACGGTAAGATTCTCTTGAGAAGATACCAGCTTGACCTGAATCTACTCCCACGGTACCACCGTGTTCAACCCAAGTTAAATCCAATTCATCTTCTTTACCAATGTAATCCTCGTGGATACACATCTGTACAGATACTCTGTTACCCCAACCATCAACTTCGTGTTTCTTCACGATGGGTTCGTAGTAACCAGGTAGAACATTGTTTACGATTACCTGACACCAGGTAGGGATTGTGTAGCAAGGGTCGGATACTACGACCTCTGTACCTAATTTGATTTTGTTCATAATATAAAGTTTAGTTGTTCGAAAGTAATCATTTGATTTATGATATCCAAATTTTTTCTAGAATATCTTTGCCAAACTAAATCTCCCCCGTCACCTTCAGGTTTCGATTCTTGAAGTAGAAGTAATATGGTACCCATCCGAGGAATACCAACCCCATACATACAAACGATAAGAACACGTTAGTGGTGAAGTCAACAGGAATTTGACAGAACAATAGAATTTGGAAGAACCATATTGCTACTGTGATTGCTACTTGAGTGTAGGTGATTGTTTTCTTTTTCATGATATTTGAATTTAAATTTTAAAAATTTGCCAAACTAATTTAACAGTGTAACTCTCTCCTGAGGAACATCTCCTCACTCTTTAGTTTTATTAATATGTCACTCAGGTTCTCGAGGGACAATTGATTATAACGGATATGTTGGTCCTGACCTTTCTCATCTTCGGCGATGAGGTTACCGTCCCAACTTACTCCCACCACTTTTATATAAGCAGATTTCAGGTTTCGGTCGTTGCTGTAATACGTAACATATGTTTCGATGGGTGTTACAAATTCATAGAACCCTTCGAATGTTATATCCTTGAGTCCTGCGGTTTGTACTACATCACGGTGGAGGTCATTCCTTAACTTATCTAATTGCTCCGTGTATGACGGAGTTCTACTTGAAAACATAGTGTATATGATTACGGGTGAACAATTCATGTAAGTTAACCAAATCATCCGCACATAAATCATCAAAGAATACACTACGTTCATCACCATCCATACTCGTGGAAAGAATATTCCCATTATCATCTATCCCCGTAATCATAACCTTTTCGAAAGTATCTTCCTCTACAGGATGATAGTACTCTAAGGTAAAGATGTAAGGAGCGTTAAGTTTAATCTCGGACGCAACGACAGTATCGTTAGTGTTCCGCTCAAAAAGATTCATGATATCTAATACCACGTCTTTTTTTAAATTGTCGAGTTGTTCTTTGAAATGCGAGTTCATTGTTACCATAACTCCGTGAATTTAAAAATTAATATTAATATTTCAAAATATTCTACTTGACTTTATAATATTCTTTCCATGTCCTGAGGTTCTCTTGAATCTCATTATCCATTGCCGCTCCGAGCTTCTCTTTAGCTTTGGCCATGAATTCAGTATTGCCAAGCAATTTCTCCACCCCGGAGTCCTGAACTTCAGGTTGGAACTCAACTTTGTCGACAATCACACGGACATCCTTTGCTTTCTTATCCTTACGATAGAATGGAGTCCTTGCATAGATGTACTCGCGGACCAAGGAAAGTTTAATGTCACTAAGGTCCTCACGTATACGCATTTGCATGATAACTTCCTCGAGTGCCGCAAGCTGTTCGAAAGCTGCTTTGTTTTTGATTACCATTTTCTTGTACATCTCAGTGAGCTCTGTTAACTCACTAGATGTTTTCTTCTTGCCATTGTTGATAAACTGATGGTAAGAACTGATTTCAGTGGAGGTACCAACAATATTGGTAAAAACTCCTTCGATTGTTTTGTTTACTCGTCCCATATTACTGTTTTAATTGCCAAACTAATTTTGGGGTTCAGCGGTCCCTGTTGTTTTTGAAAATCTGTGGATGAACTTGCCAAGCAAACTTCGTCGATTTGTTTGCTCGAGGTGAGTTGTTTGGAAATCATTCCCGTACATCTCTATTTCGTCATGCACCACTCTTTCGATAATTGATTTTGCATGATAGAGCTTTGATACCCCTAATTGTACTCTCCATTCCTCATATGTAAGGATTTCTTCAGGAGAGGATACCGATTGATACTTTGGATTACTCATTTTCTTGTGGTTCAATAGTGATTTCATTTTCTACGAGATATGATTCGTACATTTTTTTAATTTCTTCTTTGTCTTCGTCCGTTGCGAATGAATAGTTTGAAGCAAATTCTTCAGGTGTTATATTGTTTTCTGCATAGTAATCCATATTGTTTTCAAGGTTCTCCCAGAAGTAACCATTCTGTAACACATATATTCCCTCCTCATATCGGTAATCTTCTTCCTCGATAATGTTACCTTCAGTGTCAATAGTAGTTTTACCAGCAAAATCACAACCAGGTTCTTCGTATTGGATTTCACCCTCCAAACCATACATCTTGCAGAAGTGTCCCAAGAAAGCAATGGGTGGTGCCCAAGCAGTTTCACAACTAAATGTTATGTGGTCGTCGTGTGCAGTAAGATTGTGATAAACCTCATTTATACTGACATCCCACTTCGTTCCATAGTATGATGTGTTTGCTTCATACCAAGCGCCGTTGTCAATCTCCTCTTGAGTTAAACCAGGTTTCTTACCGATAAGGGTTTCAAATAAACCAGCATCAGGAGTGTCAGCTTGTGCTGCGGTAATAATTCTTTTAATCTTGGCAATCTTTTTAGATTCGCCAGTAATGATTAGATAATTTGAACACCAGTTTGGCATAGTATAACTTTTTTAACTTATGATACAAAGATATAAAGGAGATACCATTATTCCTAATGGTATCCCCATTTTTTTAATTTACCAAGATGCGTAGTATTCGTACTCCACACCATAACCTACAATAGGTAACTCTAATTCAGCTTGAAGAACCTTAATGGTTTCCTCGATGTCTTGCTTGTAGTAATCATCAATGTTCTCTGAACCAAAGAAGAAACCTTGCGTCGGTGGTAAGATTTCCATTACCTCATCAATGTTGTCATAAACTTCAACATCAACAAGATACTCCTCACCATTCTTCCAACCCCCAACAACTTGTTTGGTTGTCTTTGTTGATGTGTTTAAGATTTCTAAAACCTTTTTACAATCAGAAAGCAATCTCTCCAAGTCATCTCTCTCTAACTCGTAGCGAACATTGTCCACCAACTCACGAGTGTTGTTACATAACCATCCGTGAATTTGATTTGCTTTTCGCCAGTACATAACTTCTTCTGTTATGTAAGTGACCTTTTCAGGGTTGATAGTTGAGTGTAATACACCACCCCTTTTTACCTCTACTGAATGTTGTTCTTCAGCAGGTTGGTGAGACCAGTTCTTAACGTAGGTCTTTTTCGATAGATACATGTCTAATCCCATGACTTTGAATTTTAATTGGTTAAAGTGAATTGATTAATTGTTTTCTTTTTTCTACATACTTGCCGAGTTTCTTAATGAAGTTCTCTGCAGATTGCTTGGTGGAGAAGTAAGCGAAGAACTGACAATACTCGCTGTCCTCATCTGTTCTCTCGGTCATCACACCATTTTCTTTTAACCGCTCAACAACATCATAGTTGCTTTCGCAGTTGTCAAATGTTTCTAATCCTCGTAGGTCGGCAGTTACCGTCCACTTCTTGTCACCCTCATACTTGTAGGGTTTTAATTTTTCGATAGTAAATGACATAGTGTTTAGTTTTATGATACAAATATAAGATGGATATTTTTATATTCCAAATTTTTCTTTAACTTTCTTTGCCAAACTAAATCCACCATCTCAGCCACAGGTGAGAAAAACTCCTCTGTTGATGGTGTGTAGTTGCGGTGCTGTTTTGCCATCCACCACAACATCATTCATTACCCAATTAGGTTGTACTCTTGGATTGTAATACGCCCTGTTTTGCTCTTCCGTGATGAAGTTGTCGGTACGGATTTCGATTTGCTTGCAGAGTATCCAAGCGCAAACTGTCTTGTCTGCCCCATCGTAAATCTTCTGTGCAGTTTTCCTGTAGTTCTTGAAAGTACAATCTCTCATTACAAGTTGTACACCATCAGGTTCGATGTAAGAAACCTCACCATTCGGATACTCAATCTTCCACTTGAGATAATTCTTACCTCTACCAAGATTGAAACGGATTTTAATACTTTTACTCATAGTTGATTTGGATTTATGGTTCTTGCCCAATTAGTAATATATTCTTCTTCAGTAAGGTTAATCATAAATAGACAACCACACGTGGGACAAGAGAAGTCGGTATGTGGTACTTTGACCTCTACTCGTTCATCTTCCTTCCCTTCCCATTCACACTTTGTACATTGAAACTTATCCATAACACAAATATAATTGTAATACTTTAATAAAACAAATTTATTTTTGCCAAACAAAATCCCCTGGAGTGGTTGCCAGGGGTTCTGTTGTTTACCATTCTTCTTTTAGCAAGAACTCAATCTCTTTGTAATCCATTGTACCGGTAGTTAAGATTGGGGTTTCTTTCTCTATTGAGATAACATCCCTTGCCCAACTTCCAACAAGCGCAACTTCATCCTCGTTCTGTGTGTGATAATCACCGCCACCTCTGCTGTTACCTTCTGCTGTTAATAAAGGTAAAGGGTGAATTCTCCATCCGTCAGAATCTGGAACTTTGTTTTTGTCGACGAATACTTTCTTGGTGTGGTTTACGATGTACGGGTAATCCTCTGTACTTGTAACCTTTGGATTGATTTTGTTTTCGTCGTTACATAAAGCGTAGATGTTTGCGTCGTACTCTTTTCCCTCATCAATAACTTTTACACCAGGTTCTTCATCTGCGTAATCACCTGCCCATACTACACGTGATTTGTAGAAATCACCGCTGCGGCTAAGTTGTTTTTCGAAAGCTTGAACAAACGGATTTTTCATCCATGAGTGCTCCATTAGTTTAAGTCCGCTGTCGTACTCGTGAGAGTAAGTCCACGCCTGTACTTTGTTGTTTTCATCCAGAATTGCTGGTTTAAAATACTGTCCCATAATTTTAATGTTTGATTTATGATACAAATATACAACTTATACTTTGATATTCCAAATAAAGTTTCATCTATTTTTGCCAAACATTTTTGGGATACCTGGACCAGCAACCAGCGCAGCTACCAGTTTTAGCTGCGCAAGCACCAGATTCTGGTTGCACGTGCTGTAGGTAATTTTGGTTGGCAAACAGAAAACCCAATAAAATCAATGGTTCCACTTGCCAAACTAAATCCGACCTGTAGCTGCATCTTTTGCGCTGAGTGCAGCAAGCAATAAAAAAACCCCCACCTTTTCAGGTGAGGGCTTTACCGAACAACTAATTCTAAACTATAAACCTATATACTATAATACTCCTTCAATGGAATGACCTTTCTTCGTAAGGTTCTTTCCTTTCTTCTCGTAGTTGTTGTAACCAACCAAGAACATATCTTGTTTGGTGCCAAGCAACATTGAACCTTCCAGCTTCATTCCGCCGTAGGTCACTTTCAACTTTTTCATAAAGTCGTTAAACGACCTTTCTAATTGTACACCAACTTTATCGGATGGAGGAACGGGAGCGTTTTCAATATGGTAACGAGTACCTACTCGTGAAAATTTAATACCAACCATTTCCTTCTTCTCAAAACCTGGTACACTCTCATTTAAACATTCACGAATTTCATTCAAAGATTTCTTCAATGAAGTCGCGGTTGTTTTTCTTGGTTTACGAATCATATATGTGTTTTATTGATTTATGGGTGCAAATGTACGAAAAATATTCATACTGCCAACTAAAATATCTTTTTTTGTTTAAGTTTTTCCCCAAAAGGTTAAACATAGAGAAGTAATACTTTAACTTAATCACTATAAACCCTTGACACCATTGAGTTTAAGTTCTTGCCAAACTAAATCATCTGGCCGGTCTTCTGTGGATAACTCGTCATACAAAAACAAAAAAGGGTAACCTTTCGGCTACCCCCTCTAATTACTAACCCTTAAATTAGAATCAGAAACGAAGATTTAACTTCTCGTCATTACGACGTTTGTAGTTGTAAATGTCCTCAATCATTTCGGCGTATGACTTCTTATCGCCACACATATAGATTGAACTTGGACGAAGTTTTACTTTGTGAAGAAACTCCTCAAACTTGAATTCGGGTTTCTTTTCCAAAATGGTAAGAAGTGTACGAACAAATACCGATTTGTTGTAACCCTTTTCAAAGTAAGGTTTAAGTTGAAGTAGGTTATTAGCCCACTCTTTAGCGGTGTCCATGTTACCCACCACAAATTTTCCGTCAGAGAAATCTTGTTTGTCCACATGACGAGTACCCGAATTAGTTAACAACATAATTCTTTCGGTCAAAGAGAACATCGGGAACTCTTTTGAAAACTCCTCCAAAGTTTTGTAGGATTTGTTTCCTTGTTCAGAAAATCCGTGAATGTAATCTTTCTTTCCCCACTCTTTCATGTTCTGATTGAACTTACGAGCGGCTTCAAAGATACCTTTCGTGGTGTTAGGAATGGTGTTGTCCACAATGAAGTAGATACCCTTACCCGCTTCCTTAGCGGCGGTTAAACGATGTTGTCCGTCAACAACAATGTAGTTAGAAGTAACAATGATTGGAACGAGTTTTAACCCGTCTTTCTTCATTGATTCGGTAATCCTCTTAACACGAGGAGATTCAACCTCACGATTTACATTGTGAAGTTTAAACATACCCAAGTTTTGGGTGAATTGGACTGAAACCTTTTTCATAGTCGTTTCTGATTTAAAGATTAAAGATTAAAAAATTAATTGTTCGGTACAAAGATATAACCTTTTTATTTTATCACCAAATTTTTTTTCAACTTTTTTTAAAAAACTTTTCGTGACTTTTTTCTTTTAAAGTTTCTCTCTGTACAGACACAAATATAATACGACTTTTTATTCTGTACAAATTTATTTTAGATATAACAGTAATATTTTTAATCTTTTTTTGCCAAGCAAAATCTTCCCAGTTTCTGGGCTGGGATACCTCCAATCGGGAATTTTGTATAAAAACAAAGGTCGGGAAACTACTCCCGACCTTCTACCAAACACAAACTACAACTATGAATTTGTAATCTATATTACTAATAATACGAAACTTACTTCAATTTGTCAAGTAGTTTGTCAATTAATTCAATTTGGTCATTGAAACTCTCAATCCCTTCCGATGTAGTACAATCCCATTCTCCACTTAATGCCATCTCAGCATCTCTCTTTAATGTGTTAAGAACATCTACCACATTCTCTTTAATGTGTAATACATTCTTCACCATTGTTTGGGAGTACTCATTGTTGTAATACGTCTTACTACCTACTTCGGTAATTTGGTTTGTTACTACTTGGTGGGAACCAATTGGTTGCCAACCAAAGTTGACGAGCTCGTTCACCTTCGTTACAAACTCGTTCTTGTCAGTTGATGTTACTACTTGATATTGCATGATAAATCATCTTTGGTTTTACATTGTGGACATACCTTCTCCTCATATAGAGTGTGGTCTTGTGGATTGATTTGATTATCAACCATTTGGGTGAGGAGGTCTTGTTCCTCCCCAACCCAATAGCAGAATGTACATTCAATTAAATTACTCATGGTCTTTTCCATTTACGTAAACATAAGTTCCATCTTCTTCAAAGATTTCTTCGGTGGACATACCACCATTGTCTTCTAAGGACATAACTTCTTTCGTGTCCATTACTTCATCCCAAGGTAACTCTGATGTATTACCTTCCTTTACAAAGTCCACAGCTTTTTGCCGAGCAATTTCACGGGATTCACCTTCCACTGAGAAATTCGTTCTCATCCATGTTGTTACCTTTTGGTCAAGGTAGAAATTAAACTTTTCCATAGTTACCAAGTTTTAGGGTACTTTGCCAAACAAGTTTCAGGATACAATTCTCCGTTTCCATTTCCGAGTACATCTTCCCACCAACGGATACCCATTTGTAAACGGGGAACCGCGAACTTCATAATGTCATCATCGTGAACATAAAAGAACACATCGTTTCTTCCACCCGTGTCGGGAACATTTGGAGTTGGTAAAGTTTTAACTTCTTCCGAGAACTTTACACGAACACCCATTTCTTCTTTGAAGAACTTTGTGAAATCTTTGATAAGGTCATCACCAACAATCGTGGCTTCCCATACACATAATTGATTGAATTTACTCATGACTTTTAATTTAGAGGGTTATGAATTGACAATAATCTACAAGGTCGGATAAGTGAATTCGACCAAACTTAACTGATGAATAGTAACCTTGTTGGGAATAGTTTTCCCTCCACTTGTTAAATGCTTCCATCATTTTCTTTCTACTTGGATAGTAGTTTACATCCCTTTCTATGGTGAAACCATCGGGAGATAATACTTGATACTTCTTTCTTTTCATGATTTGTTTGATTTGTTTATACAAATATAAATCTATTTTCCGTATAATCCAAATAAATTTTTATTTATTTTTGCCAAACTATTTTCCTTCAGGGCCCCTGATTCAAGTTCGTCGGGAAATAAAAAACCCCCACCTTTCGGTAGGGGTTCGTTGTTAAACCACTTCGGGTTCAAACTCAATCGGTGGGATACCCAATAGTTCGTACTCATCAAATTCCGCCCAATCGGGTTCATTGAAATAACGGAAACGAACATCCATAGTTCCATCTTCTTTCCACCACACACGTACTTGTGTTCGGTGTTCGGAAATAAAAAAACCTTCAACCTTTTCTAATTCATCAATTAGAGGTTGGACATCTGAATCATCATTAATAGATACTTCCTCATCGTTAATAAGGAATTCATCTACACACTCACAATTACCATCGTAGTCGATAGAGAAATCAATGTACTTTGTCATTTTGTTTAGTTTTAAAGTTCAATACAAATATAAAACAATATTTCATATTACACAAATATTTTTTTATTTTTTTGTGAATGACCAAAATCTTTTATCTGATGACCAATTCACCTGTCCGGGATTCGACGATTTAGTTTGGCAATGTCGTATTTATCAAACATGACAGAAGGAATATTATATACACTATGGGTTGAAGGTTTAATTTTTGTACTATACTATATGTACACATTACATAAGGAGTTAAAACAAGATGAAGCTGATGATAGGAATAGGTTTTTAGATGATATGTGATTGCCAAACAAATTACGAACAGCAACTGTGCAGCTCCAGTGCACACATAACAGCAATAAAAAACCCCCGATGTAGAAACACCAGGGGTTGTACCTATGAAATCAAAACCAAAACTTAAACCATCTCTACCAATTCTCTGAAAATGTGTCGCTCACGTTGTCCGTAAGTTCCAAACATCTTGTTTTCAGAATTGTCACCTTTAGTAAGTGAATGTGTTGTGTACTTGGTAACACCACTAAACAATCCCCAAAGGTTGTCACCCTTTTCTTTCAACTCACCATTAAGGTCAATGTGGAAACGTGACAAACGATTTTGTGTAACCGTAGATAATGCATCTGCGTCGTTCAAGTTTACTTCTCTTGAAATGTTGAACAACAACTTCGATACCCATTCTTGGGTTTCTTTACTGAAACGAGTTTCGTTCAACTTCTTAATGTCCTCAAACATTTCAGCTTCTTCTCTGATTACTCCTTCCAAACCACGACAGATTTCATCCACTCTCATAATCATGTTCTTTGTGTGTCGAACCTTTGTGTCCATGTTGCGGAATGCCGCGTAGAATGAATTTTGGCAACTAATAGTAATGTTACTAGGTCCAAATGCCAAACTAGTTGAACCATCAAAAGAATTCACACCAGTAATGAAACCCTCTACTCGGTCAGTACCCAGCTTTAGGTCATTACTCTTTAATTGAATGAACACTTTGGCACCATCACCGAACATACCACCGCGATGAATAGGTAAACCAATTTGATTAGATACCTTGTCCAATAGTTCAATCAACTGATGATTTTGGTAAGGGAAATAACCATCACCATGCACAGATAATACTGTGTTAGTGTCTTCACGGACAATTGCCATTTGTTTAGGGACAACAATTCCACTCTCCGTGTTTAGAGCTTCTTGTCTTACAGTCCAATTCAAGCCCGTCTGATTCAGTACGTCTTGAATGCGATTTGATGTTTCGGTCATAATGTTGAATTTAGAATACAAAGATAAATCTATATTTTATATAATCCAAATTTTTTTTCAACTATTTTTAATTTATTTTCTTGAGGAGTTGCTCACCGTCATGCTAATCCACAACATTGTTTGGCAAGTGTAATACAATTGCCAACCTAAATCCCGGATGGAGCTGCTCACCGTCGACTCCGGTGAAGTGTCATACAAAAAATAAACCCCCACCATTTCTGATGAGGGCTTACTAACCAAACCTAAACTATAAACTAATCAAACAAAAAAAAATCAATACCGATTTGCGAAGTGGTCATTACGAGAGTACTCTTTACGAGGATAACGTGGACGACGTTCTTCTTGATAACTCTTACGATTGTAGTCAGTCTCCAACAAGTCATCAATCGAAGGGCTTTCCCATTTAGTAGATTGTGGGTTTCCATTCATAGTATCAATCTGAAAACTTTCCCGTTCCGTAATAAGTCAATTTAACTAACATGTGTGTTTTAATTATTAGAGTGCAAATATACAAAGATTTTTTAGAATATCAAAACAATGGGTGGAATGTTTGCCAATCTAATTCCACCCGTGTGCTCATCTCCTCAGATATTTCCCGAGAAGACAAGGAAGTTGTTTGGAGGTAAAGGGTCGGGAGTGGGTTCCATAATCTCGTATTGGTCAACACCATCCTCAACATTTAAGGTTCTACCATTGTCCCATTTAACATGGATGATGTCGTTACCAAAGACATTCGCAACATGATAAATTGTTCCCATTGTTCCACTCTCAATAGGGTTCGGGTCATCATTCATTTGAATGAGTTTAATTCTCTTTCCGATTAGTTCTTTAGAATTAGTCATAGTTGTAATCTTTATTCAAATATAAAACTATAATATTGATATTCCAAATTTTTTTTAGAATATTCTTGCCAAACTACATTACGGGCTCAACATCTTGTTTTTAACTTCTTTGTAAAAATTTGTTAGAGATTCGGCTCTCTTAGATTCAAATAACCAATCCTTTTCTCTAACGTAAACACAAACGTCCGGTTGATACTTGAAATTTGAGATAGTAAGTAGACGGATAAATTTTCTGCGTTCATTTTTACCTCCTTCAAAACAATGAGACCAGTTAACATCAACAGCAATAATGTATTCATTATGTATGACACATGCAACCTTACCTTCCTTTTCTAACTTTCTGAGGAAATTTAATACCTCTTTGTCATTGTTTAGTGTGATTTTCTTTTCCATAACACAAATATAAAACTATTATTCGGATATACCAAATTTTTTTTAGAATATTCTTGCCAAACTATTTTCAACATCCCAGGTCCCGCAGCGGGAACGTCATACAAATAAAAAACCCCCAACTTTCGTTGAGGGAAACTCGGTACCGTAATCTACTTTCGTAGGGGTAATGGAGTTTTTTAAGTTTTAAATAACGGGGAGAACATCAAGTTCTTTTTCTTTTTCTTGGTAGAACAAACTTCCACCATCATTACCCTCATCATCCATAGAGGGAATACAAAGTGTTCCGTTGTCCAACTCAAAACATAGAGGTCGTTTGTACCACCCCATCAGTTCCATTTCATCATCAGTTAGATAACGTACCGATTTGATAATTCGACCTTTGAGAACTTTTTCACATTGGTCAACCCAATAGGTTTCAATTTCTTGTTTTGTTTTCATGATTAAAATGTTTGAGGTTTTAATTTTTTACTTTTAATGTAGTTTCTAATGTCTTCAATTACCACAAGGGTTAATAAACTAAGACACAAACAAGATAGAATGAACATACCGATTTGGTTGTCAACGGGAATGTTCCAAGTAAATGCAATCCACATACCGAAATAGGTCATGGTTGAAAGTGTGAGGTAAACGAATAAATTTTTCATAGTTCTTTTGATTTGTTTATACAAATATAAAACTATTTTTCTTATACACCAAATTTTTTTTCATCTTTTATTGCCAAACTATTTTCACCCTGAACCGTGACTCACGAGTCCCCTGAGAAACAAAAAACCCCAATGAAACATTGGGGCTTAATGTAAAACAAATGAAAAAATGAAAGGTCTTAATCAACTGACAATTCCCAAGGTTGTAGGGTGTCAAGTTCTTCTTCGTAACAAATACCAATTTTGTAAAGAATAAACTCCGCGAGTTTCTTACGAGTAGTTTTTCTTCGTAGGTCGTTACTACCAATTTCAGTTGTTACTTCTTTCGGTGTCATACCTAATAGTCGTGAACATACTTTCACATCTTGACCAAGTCGGAATTGTTTACATCCGTCGTTGGTTTCAACATCTAAATACCAATCTTGTCCGAATCCGTAGACATTTGGTTGTGGGTTTAAAATAGCATTAATCATAGTTGTTCGTGTTTTGTAATACGAATATACACATTATTTCAATATATCCAAAATTATTTTTATTTTTTTTAAAATATTTTTTGAAGGGGTACCTCAGGGACCTGGAGGAAATTTAATTGGCAAGGTGTGGTACAACTTATGGTTGCCAAACTAAAATCAACCTGAGCACCGTGCCGACGAACATCCCAACTTCAGAGCAAAAAAGAAGGGGATGATTTCTCACCCCCTCCAAATAGTTGTCGTTAATAACTCCTAAATACCAATGACAACTAAATTACATAATCTTTAATTCTTTCGATTCGGTTGTCGATTACCTCCGCCAACATGTCAAACCAAATTCCGTCAAATGATTGTTTCAAATTTCCATGAGTAGAAAGAATGTGAACTTTGTACAAATCTTCATACCCCAAAGTTACAAAAACATACCCTTTGTGGTGATGTCCGTTTACTTTCATTAGTAAACCTTTGTTGTCAATGTTTACCAACTTGGATACTCCCCAACTCCAATACATAGGTTGGTTGTGGCGAAGAACTTGTAAAGTTTCGTTTGGGTCGAACTCCCTTTCACAAAAGGGCTTCAAAATTTCTAATGTTACTGACATAGTTTGTTTGGTTTTGTTTATACAAATATAAAACTATATTTCTGATATTCCAAATTTATTTTTGCCAATCAAATTCCCACCTGTACCATCTCCTTCAGTTTTTCTCTCATCTTCTGTGTTCCTATTTTTTTAGCCAACGGGTCTTTAGTTCCTTTTGGAAAGTCAGACATTTTTCCGATGTAAACTTTTACCTCTTTTCTTTTGGAAATACTGATTGGAAAAAATACTTTACAATTAAGATAGTACAAATCCGTTTTGGGGTCTTTAGTTTTGGCGATGTATACTCTTGGGTGTCTTGTAACCTCAATTTGTTTTTTCCTTACAACTTCATCACAAATCTTTTTAACCTCATCAATAGTTTGGTATTTATCTTTCATGTATTGATAAAGGTCTTTTGATATTGTAGATTGGTAAAGTTCTCGCCCTACGACATTTGTTGTTTCTTGTTCCATAAGACAAATATAAAACAAATTTCTTTATACTCCAAATTTATTTTGTATTAACCCAACTCAAACAGCGGCGTCGGAAACATTTTGATTGGCAACAGACCATATTGTTGGTGTCACCAAATTGGTTGCCAACCAAAATCGTGGATACCTGGGTCAGAATCGACAGGTAATAAAAAAAGGGGGTTATTTACCCCCTTCATCATTTAGTAGTTTGTTNNNCCACTATAAGTGTCCATAGTGGTTTCATACTTCCATAAGTTCTCACTTACCTTTTCATAACCAAAGACATACATAGGTTCTCGGGTTACATACGTTTTAATAGGTGTGTTCTCAAACTCCATAGATAGGTATGTTCCGTTGTTGGTTTCTTTAAGAACTTGCCAAACAAACTTCACTGCTGTCGTCAGGGTGTCCTGATTGGTTATGTTCATCATTCCACTTCCGTTTTCATTGAAAGTAATAGTACCAATACTATCTTGGTACAACTGATTTAGTAACTCACTACTATAAGTTCCATCACTCAACGATGTTTCGTACTCGTTGAAATACCACGAACTTCCGAGGTTCCGACCATAATCAATACTTCCGAAAGAAACTACATACGTTCCAACTTCACCTACTTCAAAGTCATTTACTCCGTAGGTGTTGTTCTTAATAGTTAAACTCGTACCATACTTCATACCCTCATCAAACTTCCAGCGTTGGGTTTCACAACTTGAAAGTAAAATAGAAAGGGTAACGATGGTTACGATTACCACTCCTTTTGCGATGTTCTCTTTTTTCATTTTAGTTTTCCGTTTTGGTTTATCCAAATATACAACACATACTATGATATACACAATACTAATTTCAGTACATTTTTATTTTTTTTCATTCATAACATAGCAAAGTAGCAGCAAGAGCAGCGCAACTCACCAGCAACTGCTGCTCACAGACCAGCTCACTTTTTGTTTGGCAAGGGAAACCCTTATAGAATAAAGCATCCGTGTTGCCAAACTATATTGACAGTGCGCAGCCCTGAACGCAGCAACAGCAGCGCAAAAAAAACCCCACCATCTCTGGCGGGGCTCTTACCTAACCTAAAACAAAACCTAATCTTCAACTTCCATAACTGATAGGGGATAAACTAAACTTCCATCTTCCCCAATGTACATT